GGACTCCGGTAAAAAGCGTACCATTTCATGGTTGAGTGAAAGCAGTGCTCTGCGTCGTGAAGGCATTCCGGATCGTTTCGAGTTCAAAGGTAGTGTAATTTTTATTACCAACTTGAAGTTTGATGGTATGAAATCGCAAAAATTGCGTGATCACTTGGATGCATTGCAGTCACGCTGTCACTACCTGGACTTGACACTTGACACCATGCGTGACAAAGTGTTGCGTATCAAGCAGATTGCCAAGGACGGTGTGTTGTTCCAAGAGTATGATTTTGAACCCTGTGTGCAAGACGAGATTGTTGAGTTCATGGAAGCCAATCAAAATCGCCTGCGTGAGATGAGCCTGCGTATGGCCCTGAAGATTGCAGACTTGCGCAAGAGCTTTGAAGGCAACTGGAAGCGCATGGCTGAGACTACATGTATGAAGAGTGCCTGACATGGCCTGGATTGGAGTGCTCATTGTAGTACTGTTAGGTGAACTGGGATGGGCACTGTTTTTGACTGCAATAATTTTATTATTTGGTGATTGAGTTTTACCCCGGGGATTGGTTGGCTCCGCCCCGAGTTTTACACAGGGACTTCGGTCCCTGTTTTTTTGACTTTTACTCCTGCATGTGCTACTATATACAACATGAAACAATGCACCATACAAATACGTGATGAAGTAAACATCAAGATTGAAGGACTAGATTTGGATGCTCGCAAGGCACTAGTCAATGCTTTCAAATATGAAAACCCTGCCGCACGTTATTTGCCAGCAGTGCGACTGGGACGGTGGGATGGCAAGGTGGCATATTTCCAACTGGGTGGATCAACTTATGTGAACCTGTTGCCTGAGATCATGCCCATCCTGGAACGGTTGGACTATGACATTGAACTAGACGACCAGCGTGACTACTCAAACACGTTCAACTTTGAACAGGTGAGTGAAATAAGTTTTGAGCATGTGAAATGGTCCAAGACTCATCCTGCCGCAGGCAAACCCGTCATGTTGCGTGATTATCAAGTGGAGATCATCAACAACTTTTTGGCCAATCCACAGTGTATACAAGAAGTGGCCACTGGTGCAGGCAAAACAATTATGACAGCAGCCTTGAGCAATGCTGTCACCCCTTATGGACGTTCAATTGTTATTGTGCCCAACAAGAGTCTTGTGACACAGACCGAAGCAGACTACATCAACATGCAACAAGATGTTGGTGTGTACTTTGGAGACAGAAAAGAATATGGACGTCAACACACCATATGCACATGGCAAAGTCTAAACAACCTGTTGAAAAATACCAAAGCTGGCATAGGCGACTGCACCATAGGCGAGTTTCTTGAAGATGTGGTGTGCGTGATTGTGGACGAAGTACACATGGCCAAAGCAGATGCACTCAAAACCTTGCTCACAGGCGTAATGGCCCGAGTGCCAATTCGCTGGGGGTTGACAGGAACTGTGCCCAAAGAGAAGTTTGAAAGCCAAGCACTGCTGGTCAGCCTAGGGCCTGTGATTGGCCGGCTAAGTGCCAGCGAACTGCAACAACAAGGTGTGTTGGCCAACTGTCATGTGAACATTGTGCAGTTGATTGATCATGTGGAGTACAAGGACTATCAAAGCGAACTCAAATACCTTCTTGAAGAGTCTGGCAGACTGGACACCATGGCAGATCTTGTGCGTCAAGTAAATGAAACAGGCAACACCTTGGTTTTAGTGGACCGTACTGAGTGCGGTAGACAACTGGTGGAACGCATGGGCGACCGTGCAGTTTTTGTATCAGGTGCAACCAAAACAAAAAACAGACAAGCAGAATATGATCAAGTGGCTGATGCAACCGATAAAATTATTGTGGCAACTTATGGCGTTGCTGCCGTGGGTATTAATATTCCTAGGATTTTTAATCTTGTGCTTGTTGAACCTGGCAAGAGTTTTGTGCGTGTCATTCAGTCAATTGGTCGTGGTATACGCAAAGCAGAAGACAAAGACCATGTTCAGATTTGGGATGTAACATCAACGTGCAAATTTGCCAAGCGTCACTTGACCAAGCGCAAACAGTTTTACAAGGAAGCCAACTATCCATTCACACAAGAGAAGTTGGATTGGATGAAAATAATATGAAGTACGACATTATAGTATGCGGTGACAGTTACAGTTCTGCACTGCACAATGGCAATGCTCGTGACAGAGTGAGAGACCATTACAGTCAGTTGTTGCAAGACATCTACGGCTACAAAGTACTGTGTCTGGCACGTGGAGGCATGAGCAACGCAGGAATTTGTTTTCAAATGCGTGAAGCAATTGAGATAGGCTGCAATTTCTTGTTGTATCATAACACCTGGAGCTCAAGGATAAATCTTATATTGAACGACAATTTCTATCTTGGCCACGGTTTGAAAAATTTTGTTTATCCATTTGTGGCAGATGAAAGCAGTTATTGTGAATGGGTGGGACACAATGTTGAGCACACTTCGTCCAAGGGTGTTCAATATCCTGAAAACCGGGCAGCAATACTGAGCACAGTGCCCCAAGGACTAGATTGCCCGGACGGGGCACTGACGTTGACCGATAACCAATTACTGGCTGTGAAGTTTTACTTCGCACACTTTCACAATGAAGGTTTTCAACAAGAAATTGACAGTTGGGGATTTTCTCATTGGCATGCTGCGGCTGAAAAAGCTGGCATCATACCTATCAACATGAAATCTGCTATAGGGCAACCCATGTTTGACTATGTGAGCAAAGGCACCATTGACGATGACAATCCCTATCACACTGATCGGGTCACACAACACACAGTGGCTGAAAATGTACACAAACATATATGTTCACTGATCTCTTGACCTTTGATGCCAGATCCTGTATTATAACAACATGCGAATTTTAACCTTAGACAACATCCATTACGACCTAGATCACCTGCCCGAAGAAGTAGATGACATGAGGTTTGCCATATTGGACAATTCCAATCCTCAAGAACCAGACTATCATTTTATTCCACTAATTTTTTTAGAGAGTTTCAACGCACCTGCACTTGTGTTACGCATTGGTGAGAACACAATAAAGATGCCCATGGACTGGCAAATACTCATAGGTGAACCCGAAGTAGGTGATCTAGAAGTGTTGCCATTGACATCAATCAATGATCGTGGCTTTAAAGTGTTTCAATTCAATCCACTCACCAGTTTCCGTCCCAGCTTTCCTGACATTGAAATATTAGATGTATATCATGAAGTATCGTGGTATGCACCCAAATTAAAGAATGGTCAATTACTTTCGGTGCCACTTAACGATGATCCCGATCCTGACTGTGTGTACTTTGTGAAAGACATCAGTCGCAACTGTGAGATTGTGGACTACAACAAATCATGGTGATGCATGCCTTATACTGAATCCGAACTGTTTGAAAACTTGACTCGCTTGGTAAAAATTTACATAGAAAGTTATCCAGAGGACCGGGAAGGACTAGAACGTTTCCTGCGCTGGGCACACACTCAATATGGTTACCGGTATGGGCAATCTTAAAACCGGTGCTATCTACATTTATGAGCGTGTGGGCAATGAAGTGTATGCCCGTGAGTCTGGTGCTGAGCCCAGTACCCGACGGTTGATGGGCTATGCATATGATCCAGTAAACGGACATCACGTTGATTATGACAAACGCACCAGTGATGGTAGACCCTTGTTTGATCACATGCAGGAAGATAAAATGTGGGGCGAAATTCGGCGCATGGCCCGGACCAGTCCTGCTTTACAAGATGCGTTAGAACGTGCTATAATGATATACAAATTAATCAAAGTGGAGAAATGAAACAAAATATTAATCCTTACAATCCTGAACAATTTAAAAAACAATTTGAATTTACAGATATATGCCGTAGTGTGGCCAAAGACTTTGATAATTTATGGTGGGATCAACCAACTAAATTTTTTGATAATATCACTCCTAGACAACTTCTAGCTACTAATAATGTAGGATTCTCTATGATACCATTTTATTATTTGCTGCCTCTGTTGGCAAAAAATCCAGTCTCAATATATGATCTAGGTTGTGGAGCCAACATGTTTAAAAAATATATTCCTAATATTATTGGAGTCGATAAAAGCCATAATCAAATTGGCCGCCAATTTGATATAGAAGATCAAGTCGATACAGAATATGTTAAAAATCATCAGGATTATTTTGAGTCAGTGTTTTCGATCAATGCCTTGCATTTTAGACCTCTGACAGAAATTCGATTGGTCTGCAAAGAATTTATCAGTATGATAGCACCAGGCGGTCGAGGATTTCTTTCTCTAAATCTTCAACGTATGGTAGAAAAAGAAACAATAACAATTGTTAAGTTAGATGAAGATAGAAAAAAATTTTATGACAATTATGTGAGGAATCAATTACATAATTTGCCTTGCAAGTATTTAATATTTGATGTGAATTTAGATCCGTTAGATGATTGGCTGGATGGCAATGTTAGACTGGTATTTGAAAGATGAGCAATCAACTTAACATTGTGAATGAGATGCGACAACTGGATCGTAAGAACAGAAACTTCTATCGTGAACTCTCAGATGAAGAACGCAAGAAGTTTTCCAACTATCTCATGATTCGTTGGGCCAGCTGTGTGCAAGGTAGCCGGGACTTGCAAGAGTTTTATTTGATCTCCACCAACGAACGATTGAACAAACACTTTTTTAACATCAGTCGGCATCCTGAACTGCAATGGCTGTGTGCCACAACGGTGAGTCCAGACATGGGCACACCCAGACACAATTGGATCTCGCCCAAGAAAAAAGAAACGGGTGCAGGAGCAAGTGCTATCAAAAAGCAGTTGGCCGAGTTGTTTCCCACCTACAAAGAAGATGAAATAGCCATGCTGGCCTCAATGACCACAAAGAAAGAACTAGATCAACACATCCGAGACCATGGCCGAGACACTAAGTGAATTCACTTGCGGCTACTGCAAGAAAACATTTCGACGTGCAGAAAGTCTTGTGGTGCACATGTGTGAGCCCAAACGTCGCAGATCAGAACGCAGTGAACGTGGTGTCGAACTGGGTTTTCAATCCTACTTGAGATTTTATGAAATTGCACAAGGCAGTGCCAGACTCAAAACATACGATGACTTTGCAGACTCACCTTACTACCGAGCATTTGTAAAGTTTGGTAGATACTGTGTGGCCACCCGGGCAATTAATCCTGCACAGTTCACGGCCTGGTTGTTGAAACACAACAAAAAAATTGACAACTG